TGGGGCAACAACATCATCTCCGGCGCAGTCGTACCCAGTTCAAACGCAATTGGGCTTCATTTCTATCCCATCTGGGAAGCCGGTACACTTGACGAATGGCTTTACAACGGCGGACCGTATCAGTTGGTCGTCTTCCATTTCCTTATCGGTGTCTTCGCTTACATGGGACGAGAATGGGAACTTAGCTACCGGCTAGGTATGCGTCCCTGGATCTTCGTAGCCTATTCTGCACCAGTTGCTGCAGCATCTGCTGTGTTCCTGGTCTATCCTTTTGGTCAAGGTTCTTTCTCCGATGGTATGCCCCTTGGAATCTCAGGTACCTTTAACTACATGCTTGTCTTCCAAGCAGAGCACAACATCCTTATGCACCCTTTCCATATGCTTGGTGTTGCTGGCGTATTTGGCGGTGCTCTCTTTTCAGCTATGCACGGATCTCTCGTCACGTCGTCCCTCATTAGGGAGACTACCGAAGAGGTCTCGCAGAATTATGGATACAAGTTTGGGCAGGAAGAAGAGACATATAACATTGTCGCTGCCCACGGCTACTTCGGACGGTTGATTTTCCAGTATGCATCTTTTAACAATTCTCGCTCGCTGCACTTCTTCCTCGCAGCATGGCCCGTCGTGGGTATCTGGTTTGCCGCCCTCGGCGTCAGCACCATGGCATTCAACCTCAACGGGTTCAACTTCAACCAGTCCATTACTGAGAGTCAAGGTCATGTGGTAAACACATGGGCTGATATTCTCAACCGTGCCAACCTCGGCTTTGAGGTGATGCACGAGCGGAATGCACACAACTTCCCGCTTGACCTTGCATCCGTGGAGACAACTCCCGTGGCACTTATGGCACCTGCCATCGGCTAATTAATTCGTACGTTCATCTATGTTTGACGTTCAAGTATCTGACGGAGCCGCTCGTATAATCCGAGACGCTCTTCGTATGTATAAACAGCAGTGGCCTGGTGGTCACCCACAAGAACAAACAGACATTGAGTTTTTGGAAACGCAGTTTACACGAATGGTTCTTGAAGCAACCATGGACGCATGACTGCCTAAGCATGGAACGGGGCTTAGGTTTATCTTGTACGAACTCATGTCTAACATCGTTATCCGCTACATCGCAAACGCTAAGAAGAAAGCAGACAACTATAAGGTTGATGCTCTTCGCTATCGTGGTGTAGTTTATAAGCAACTTATTAAAAAGTAACTACCCATGCCTGCTAAACGAAAGCGTGCGCAAACAATGCAATCCGATGAAGTTAAAGCTAGTGTCACTCCAATGACACCAGGTGATACTGAGGTTGTATTTAAACGATGTGGATATTGTGGCGATAAAAAGCCAGAATGCCGCAAACAAAAGAAGTGTCTTAAAGACCTTCTGTAATAGCTTGGGGAGCACCTCGGAGTAGGACTCCCCTGGCATTGGTTAGAGCCGGTACGCCGACACCTCTAGCCGTCGACGGTTATGGAATGACCTCAATATTCCAGCAAAAAAATTTTCAAACGTTTGAAGCTTGGTTTAATACTTTTAATACTTATTAAAAATGACTACTAATTTTCAATCTTCGGCCATGGCTGCGAGCCTGACTCGCCCTGGTCAATCTAACGCGACGGGTGACGCCCGCGCTCTTTACTTGAAGCTCTTCTCTGGTGAGATGTTTAAGGGCTTCCAGCATAATGCGATCGCTCGTGATCTCGTTATGCGTCGTACGCTGACTAACGGAAAATCTCTCCAGTTCATCTACACTGGTCACACCAAAGCTGAGTACCATACCCCTGGCAACAGCATCCTTGGTGATAGCAACGGTGCACCCCCGGTGGCCGAGAAGACCATCACGGTTGATGACCTGCTGATCTCCAGCGCATTCCTCTACGATCTCGATGAGACCCTGTCTCACTACGATATGCGTTCTGAGATCTCCCGTAAGATCGGCTACGCTCTTGCACAAAAATATGACCGTCTGATCTTCCGTGCCATCACTCGTGGTGCACGTGCTGCTTCTCCGATCACTAAGTCTGGCTACGTTGAGCCGGGCGGTACTCAGATCCGTGTTGGTTCTACGACCAATGCTTCTGATGCCTACTCTTCTGCTGGACTGGTTGCTGCATTCTATGATGCTGCCGCTGCTCTCGATGAGAAGGGTGTTAGCTCTGACGGCAGGGTCGGGGTCTTGAACCCCCGACAATACTATGAATTGATCCAAGCTGTTGGATCTAATGGTCTTGTCAACCGCGACGCTCAGGGCTCTGCTCTGCAAGGCGGTAACGGCATCATCGAAATTGCCGGTATCAAGATCTACAAGTCTATGAACATTCCGTTCTTCTCCCAGTACGGTACCAAGTTTGGTACTGGTTCTGCCACGAACCCCGGTGTGACCGATCCTGGTAACACTGGTTCCTTCGTGTCTGAAGCTGTTGAAGATGCCGCTGCTGATGTCACCGGTATCAACAATGAGTACGGTGAAGAAACCGAATTCGCTAACAGCTGTGGTCTCATCTTCCAACGTGAAGCTGCTGGCTGCGTGGAAGCTATCGCCCCTCAGGTGCAAGTCACCAGTGGCGACGTGTCCACCATCTACCAGGGTGACGTGATCCTGGGTCGTCTCGCCATGGGCGCTGACTACCTGAATCCCGCTGCTTCTGTGGAACTGTTTGCTGGTACTGCTACCAAGCCTTCCGCATTCTGATTGCGGTTATACGGGAGCCTCTTCGGGGGCTCCTTTTTTTTAGTTCTTATTGAGAATAAAACTCATTTGCAATTATGCCTTACCTATCTACTGGCTCCACTGAGCTTAAAGCTGTTAATCAGATCCTGGCGTCAGTTGGTCAGGCTCCTGTAACCACGTTGACAACTGAAGAAACCTTTATTGTTAGTGAGGTGAGCCGATTTACTGGTTCTATTTCCGGCACCACTTTGACTACTGAAACTGCTAACATTCCTGTCGGTACTTATATCGGCGGAACTGGTGTTACAGATGGTACGTCTATTGCTGTTGCTGGTGTGGAACAATCGACTTCTCCTGTTACGTACAATTACACTGTGAACATTTCACAGACTGTATCGTCACGTACACTAACTCGTAGTGAGGTTACTAATAGAGTTGAAACTCAAACCAACCCGGACGTTGCGATTGCACTCAACACCCTGAGAGAAGTGTCACGTGAGGTACAGAGTGAAGGCTGGTCCTTCAACAAAGAGTATGATTATAAAATTACACCCGATGCTAACAATGAAATCCTGATTGCAGATAATGTTTTGCAAATGGATCTAAATGAAAAGTATCCAGAGAACATTGAAAAAGATGCTATCTTCCGTGGAGGTAAACTTTACGACAAGAAAAAGCATAGCTATGAATGGACAGCAGAAACTGTCTATGTAGATATTGTATGGTACTTTGATTGGGAAAACATCCCTACTCCTATTCAAGCACATATTGTAGCACGAGCTGCTGCTATTGTGTCTAGCCGTATTATCGGTGATGCTAATCAATACCAAATCCTACAGCAAAAAGAACTTACTACACGCTCGCAGGCTATGGAGTATGAGTGCAGTCAAGGTGACTATTCGTTCTTTGGTGCCCCTGATGGTGGTAACTTCTACCGACCCTACAAGCCGTTCCATACTTTGCAACGCTAATGCCAGCAGTAACCCAAGACATTCCTAACTTTCTGGGTGGTGTATCACGCCAGAATGATGACAAAAAACTACCTAACCAGGTGACTGAGTGTATTAATGGGTATCCTGACCCCACCTATGGTCTGCTTAAGCGACCCGGTATGGAGCACATTAATGTACTTAAGAAAGCTGATGGTACAGCATTTACTAAAACTGAGCTAGCTGATGCAGCTTGGTTTTTTATTGATCGTGATGATGCAGGTTCATATGTTGGTGCTGTTAAAGGTAGCAATATCTATGTATGGACAAAAGAAGATGGTACGTTTTGCACAGTAACTAACAACGGTTCCTCGTACCTTACTGGTACTAAGCAATCTGATTACCATTTCCGTAGTGTTCAGGATGTTACTGTTATTACTAACAAAACAGTAACTGCCGCAATGCAAGCCAACGGCACTTTTGTAGCTAACTCTGTAGGTACTCTAAGGCTCAACAGCCTTACTGACGGATTAAGTTACACAGCAACTATTCAAGGTATTGATGCATCAGTAACTGCACAGAACAGCACCACTTTTGACGATACACTTGTATATAATTCTAGTGATGTTAACACAAACCATCATCTAGTAGATGCAATTAGAGCTACTATTTTAGCACAACAAGGAAGTAACTCTGACTTTGACGGTGTATGGTCTCTAGAAGCCTACACAAACAGTTTGGTTATCAAACGTACTGCAGGTACCAACGCTGTCGTTACCGACTACACAGCCCCTACTGGGACTCCCCTAGCGTTTGTTCTAACAGCTAAGGGTGGTCTAGCTAACGAAGGTATTGTAGCTTTCCAAGATAGCATCCCTAATGCAGGTGATATCCCGGCAGAATCTTTCCACGGTCATCACGTTAAAGTGTTGAACACTAACTCTGCTGATGATGATTACTACCTGGAATACGAAGCTTTTAACGCAACACGAGGTAAAGGTTATTGGAAGGAAACACGTGCCAGAGATACATCCCCTGGCCTTAACGCTTCTACTATGCCCCACCAGTTGTCAAATACTGGTGCTACTACCTTTACATTTGGTCCTGTAACTTGGACAGATAAACTAGCTGGTGATGTAAATAGCAACCCTAACCCCTCTTTTATTGGTAATAAGATTACATCTACATTTTTCTATAACAACCGTTTTGGTGTGTTGTCAGAAGATAATGTATTCTTTGGTGTAGCTAACGATTCGTTTAATTTCTTTGTTAAGTCAGCTCTTACACAGGTTGACTCTGACCCAATCGATTTGAACGTAGCTAGTGTTCGTCCTGTTGTTCTTAACGATGTCCTGCCTTCTCCACAAGGTTTGATGCTGTTTAGTGCAAGGCAGCAGTTTCAAGTATATGCCTCTAGCACTACTACCCTTACACCAACAACAGCAGTGATCAGAGCCATCTCTAACTATGAGATGTCTTCTACTATCGCCCCTGTTGATGTGGGTACTACTGCTGCATTTATTAATTCTGTCCCTGGTTACTCTAAGCTGTTTACATTACAGCTGCGAGAGATTGAGCAAAGCCCCCTGGTGGTAGACATCAGTAAGGTTGTTCAGCAATGGATTCCTGATACTGTAGACTCACTAACTGTTAGTCCGCAGAACTCTGTAATTATGTTGACAGACCGCGATACTTCTTACATGTATCTTTATAGGTTCTACAACAATGGAGAGAAAGATCTATTCCAAGCATGGGTAAAATGGCAGCTAGTAGGTACTATTCAAGCTGCTGACATTATTGATGATGATGTTCTTGTAGTTTCACAACACGAAAACCAGTACACAATTGGTAAGATTACTCTTGACCAAATCCCAACTGGTGATGTTATTGCAACTGCAAGCGGTATGACTGGCTCACCTTGTCTTGACATGGCAACACGTCCTGTCAAGCCACACGCTTCTGTTGATGCTGTGGTATATGATGAGACAAATGACATTACTAAAGTCTACGTACCGTACACACCTATTGATGCTAAAGAAGCGATGATGTATCTCGCTGTTCCTACAGCAGATGTAGGTACTAGCTCTGCCATTGATTCAGATGACGGTTACTATGCAGCAGCATTGGAACGTACTGAGTCTGGTACTAATTACCGATACTTTGAGGTTAAGGGTAAATTTACAGATTATGCTGATGGTATTGTTGTAGGCTATGGTTATGATTTTGATGTAACACTGCCTAAGATTTATTATCGCCCTGAACCTAATGAAGCTGATTATACTGCTACGTTAACTATCTCTAGAGTTAAATTTTCTGTCGGCAGAACAGGTGCTGTTAGATTTAAAGTCAAGGCAGACGGTTCTAATGAATGGAAACCTGTAGAGCATACAACAGATGGTGACCGTTACTCTGCTGACACTAATCCTGTTAAATCTGAACAGCAGTTTACTGTACCCATCCATCAACGTAATACTAATTTTGAACTTAAAGTGACAAGCAATTTTCCATACCCTGTATCGTTGGTGTCAATGATGTGGGAAGGTAACTATTCCCCACGATTCTATAGGAGGGCTTGATGTTTAATCCAAAAGAAAACTTACTGGAACAACAGCTAGCCGTATCTGGTCTGGAGATGCAATGGATCGGCGCTGTTATTGGTGCCGCTACTGCAGTAATTGGCGGCATTTCAAAATCTAAACAGGCTGCTAAAAATAATAAAAATGCAAAAAATAATGAAGAGCAGCAGCGCAAATTTAACAAAAAAATTGCGAAGCTAACTAACGAGCATAATGACAAACTTGACGCAGCTGATAAGGCTAATTATCACGCAATGCGAGATTATAGTCACGAAACCAATATGCGAAATTGGGAACGTGGCAAAGAGATTCAAGATTTTGAACATGCTAGTCGCCTGAATCAATACTACAAGAGTCAAGCTATTGGTCAAGAACAGCTACGTTTAAACGATCAAGCGTTTGCCATCGGTGTAGATTCTGAAAAAGCGGCAATTGATGAAGCGTTTATCCAGCAACAATTCCAACATCAGGAATCTATGGCTGCTCTTCGTCAAACTTATGCAGAGCAGGCTATTAATCGAAAGGAGCAAAACGTAGAGCTGATGGGTATTAAGAGTCAGCAAAACCTTGCTTCATTAGGTGTGCAAAATACTATTAACCAATTGGCAACCCAAAACGCTTTGCAAAAAGAAACTGCCATGATAGAAAATCTTGTCGCTCAAGGTGCAGCACAAGCTTCTATGCAGGCTGGTAAATCTAAAGCTAAAGCACAACAAGCTAACATGGCATCTTTACATAGAAGCCTTATGTCACTTGAATCTGAGTTGTCTGGTAAATATAAGCAGGCTGCTATTCAAATGGCACAGATTAATGCTGACGCTAGTTTGGCTGAAATGGGTGTGGGTCTCAATCTGCAACGCATTGAAAATGCTATTTCAGATGCTGAAAGCTCAGCACAAGCTAACATTGAGGTGCTGAATGCTAACATGCAGAGCACAATTAGAGAATCTCAGCGCAACATCCGCCAACTTGGTTTGGAACGTAGAACTGCAGATGTCAACACCCGAGCAGGTATGATGATTGCACCTGCTAAACTGCCTTACGCACCTGTGCCTACTATGCCAGCTGAACGTATCTTTGTTGAACGCATGGAAGCTATTGAAGGCTTTGTCCCTAAAGGAACACGTCAAAGTACATTTGCCCCTATTGTAGAGGGTATTGGTAGTGCTGCTGGTACATTGGCTTCTGCTAATTTTGGCGGTGGCGATGACGGTGGCGGTGGTGGAAACACTGGCGACTATGGTTCCGGCTCTGAAGCACCAAAATCAAACATTCCTAGAAACATTTACGGCGACGATTAACTTATGGCACGTATCCAGTACCGACCTTCTACACGTAGTAGAGGCTTTAAACCAGAACAACTAAGTACAGCGGGTATTGACCGGATGCGTGAAGACAGCAACCGGATTATCCAAAATATGGAGAACAGGCGTCAAGCTGAAAAACAACAGCGTGACGAACAGCTCAAAGCGTTGCAAAGTGATGCAGCTTATACTGAAAAAATCGAAACAGAAAACTATAAAATTGAGTTAGGTAATCTCCAACGGGAGGCTGATGCTCGGTTACGTGCTGGTCAGATTGCTGAACGACAGGCTGAAATTGATGCTGAAGCTACTAACAGCATGATTAGTAGTTTTGCTAATCTTAGTGCTACGGTTGCTAAAACTGCTAGAGAACGTACTGCACAGATGATTAAAGACCAAACTGCTATTGGTCTTAATGCTGACGCACAAAACATTTCTGCGGAAGATTTTGAGAACTACGTCCGTGGTAGTCACGCATTACTTTCAGGTGCTATTCAATATGATACTGAAGTTACTATTAATGGTGTTTTAAATAATGAAAACCTAGATGATACATATAAAGGCTATGTAGCAAACCATGGTTTTAAAGGTTACGCAGCTAAAGCAAATGACAATAAAGTTGCTGTTCAAATTTATAACATTGCTTTAGAAAAACGACTCGCAGATAATGAAACGGTTTATACCGCTGCTAATGGTAAACAATTTACCGGATCTGAAGCAAACGGTGACCGTTATTTTCAGGCGGAGTTGCAAAGATTAACTCGTAAAGATGTTTCTTCTTACATGGGATTTACAGATCCTTTGTATCTTTCTGAAGCTATTAAGCAAATTGAAGAGAGTGATAAAGCTCGTCAAGACCAAGCCGGTAAAGAAAGCATTAAACGTTCTAAAGAAGTTATTAGGCAGCAAGCTTTTGACATTGCAAGTTTAGGTACAGTCAATGCTCTTACAGCTGCTTTTGTTCGTATCCAACGTTCAGAGGGCTTTGCCGCAGCACATGATTGGTATCAAAAAAATGTAATTGCTAATCCTAATATACCTTCAGATGCAGCTGGTGCGATTGTTCTAACTAAAAGCAACAAAGAATATCGTCTGGAGTTTGCTAAATCCCGCTGGACTCCTGGTATGAAAGAACGGCAGGATGCTGAGCTTAAGATAATTGATCTGGATAAAAAATATAAAACAGCTGAACTTGCTGAACGTATCGAAGCTAATGGTGATCTTTTGGATCAAGAGTTTGACGACGATGCTCACGGTACCTTTGCTTATCTAAGTAAATTTGCTGCAGATAATGAAATACCATTACCTGCTATAGTTAACCAAAAGTATAAAGCAGCCCTGGCAGAAAACAAAGAGGAAAATAGAGCAACCCTTATGACATTGTTTAATGAGGGTAAACTTGACCAAGAATTTATTAACAGCTTAGCAGACACTCAATTAATTAAAACTGCTAACGAGCTTTTAAACAGGCAGCAGATTAATAAATTTGGCGAAGGTTATCCTGCATTGCTGGATGGTTATAAAGACAAATCTCAAAAATTGACTGAGTTTGGCAATCAAGTTCCTGGTGCTACAAGCCGGGATGCTGAACGGATGGAAATTATCATGAGAAATTGGGCTAAGAAGGATCTTGAATTTACAAAAAATGCTGATGCAACAGAACAAAATCTTGTTACCTTGCTTAAAGATGCTCATCTTGGGCAGCACCCTGATGTTAACCCATTCTCTTACACTGTCGTCGATGGCGTCCGGCAATTCAAAGCTCTTGAACAGCAAGCAAAAACTGCTCTACAAGACTCCAGTTTTATTGCCAAAAAAGCTAAAGGGAGAACGTTAGGCGAACTGCTTTCTATTCCTAATCTTTTGTTTCAAGATAACGAAGCAAAAGATGTTGTCTCACGTTCTCAGTCCGGTCTACCTTTTACGTACCCAAGAGGTGTACGACAAGTGCATAGTATGTACTCACAGCAAGGTGTAGATATACCTATTAGCAGTATATTTAATGAAGCAATAATTGCTAGCAATAAAGTTACTGGTAAAAATATTCCTTTACTAGATCCTGAAAACAACCGCGTAGCGATGTATGATGGTCTATCACCTGCCTTGAGAAAACTTTTTGATTCTGGTATTGAAAACGGTGTATCTCAACAGGTTACACGTTCGCTACATGCTCAAACTGGTGCCCCCCTGCCTGTTCGTGGTGCCGACCCTTTACAGCCTTTGCAAACATTTAAATCTCAAGTTTCTTCAGTTACCTTTGATACAGGACAACCTGGTATTGATGTTTTCTTTGAAGATAAAAACTTCCCAGCCGTACTGCCTGGTGTTGTAAAAGATATTGGCTACCAAGTAAATAATGATGGATCGGGTTATGGTAATTATTTAGTTATTGAATCTACTGATCCTGAAACTGGTAAACCTGTAGATGTTCTATACAGCCATTTACCTGTTAAACCATCTCAATCTATAGGACAAAACATTGGATTAGGTGAGATTATTGGTAAACAAGGTGGTACTGGTAGTGTACAAAGCGCCGATGGTACAATCGCATCAATTGATTTTCTAGCCCCAGCACAGCGTGGTAGTAATTCTATGGCACCTTATGAAAATTATGATTCTTTGAGAAAAAGAATTGCTAGGCAATTTCAATAGAACTTTTTAAAAAAAAATGAACGATCCCTCAGAATACTCTAACATAGGTGAGGATCTTGTGCTCAGTGAGCAGCAACGTCAAACCAGCCTTTCTGATGATATGCTTGAACGCATTGAAAATAGAGAGGCTGCTTCTCAAGAGAAGGATCAGACGTTACAGCTGCAAACTGCACAACCTGCTACGGCAGGACAAGCCGCGCCAGTTGAGTCAACCCCTCCCTCTTCTACGGAAGAAAGTCCATACAAAGATGCTGAAGGTAACATTGACCTAGAACAGATTAGAAAAGAAGGTGCTGAGCTTGACAGGGCAGCCATTACTGGTGTTGTTGATACAGCCACTGATTTTATTAATTTTGTTCTACCAGATTTTATCCCAGACATTCCTAAGGCAACTAAATACGAAAACAAAGTAGCCCAAACTGTCCGAGGTGTATCGTCCGTTGTCATCCCTACTATGGGTTTGCAAGGTCTTGGTATGCGTGGTGCAGCTGCATTGCAATCTCAAGCTGTCAGTAAACTTGGAGCTAGTGCTAAGATTAACCAGCTTGGTAACACAGCGTTTATGAAGTTTGTCGGTTCTCGTGGCATCGAAGCTGGCGCTTCTGTTGCTGTGGGTGCCGTTGCTTCTGAATACGAAGAAGACAACCTGCTTGGTTCACTTAAAAAAAATTGGCCTGAGACCTGGGATTTTATTCCTGATAACTGGGCTACTATTGCTGGAGACTCACCAGATATTAAACGGCAGAAAAACATCAACGAAGATCTAGCAATGGGTTTCTTGATTCCTTTTGCTAACTTTGCTGGTAAGTTTGTTTCTGCTGTAAGTGAAGTTAAAAGCGTATTTAAAACACCACCTACTATTATTGGTGAAAGCGATCAGGCTGTAAAGTATCTTGCTGCTAATAAACCTAAACCTACCAGCGATGTACCTGAAGAAGCTCTGCTTGAATATCAGGCTAAACAGGATGAAGCACTGGATGAACTTGGTTATTACAACTCAAGCAAAACAGATGATCCAAATATCCCACTTAAAGGTGTGCATGACATGTACGAGTTCCGTGAAACCGGTCTTCGTACTGTAGACGATTTTGGTATTGTTGGAGCTAGCGTTGATGCTGCACGTATCCAAGGCAACAAAGGTACTGTTTATGGTCGTCTAGGTAACTTTATTAGTGGTCCTGCTCTTAAGTATGGTGCCGAAACCGCTGGTGGTGTCGAAGAAATTACCATTGGTCTAACTAAGCAGCTTAAAGAAGCTGATAAAGTTGGCATGGTTGCTGATGATTTTGCTGTATCTGCTGATGAAGTAATTGAAGCTGGTGATAAACTTGTTCTAGAGCTGTTCGATCCGACTGCAACTATCGACGATATGCGTCGTATGCTTGACCCCCAAATTGTTAAAAATGAGGCTGGTGTTGAGGTATTGACTCCAGGTGGGTTTACCGATGCACTTAGCTCCATTAACAGCTTGGTAAAAGACTTTAAAGGTATGGATGTTGCACGTGCTCAGGCATATACTGCAACGTCTATGGCTGGTCAAATTGCTGATTTGTCTGAGGGTATTAGGATTAACCGTGGTTCTGTTGCTATTGAAAATGCACAGGAACAGATCCTAGACAAAATTAACTTCCTACAGCAACTGGTCGGTTCTACTCGTTACTTTACTCAGCAAAAGAAAGGTATTGCAGCTCTTGGTGAAAAAGCTAAAAACTTGTTTAAAACACCTCAACAGATTGCTGATGAAATTAAAGAAGGTTATCCAGTTGCGCTTCGTCAAATCCAAACTGATAGTGAGAAGTTTACTGAAAACTGGATGTGGCTACAAGAAAACCGCCCTGAGATTTTAGATTCGTTCCTTGAGTTGTATGAACTTAGCGATGGTAAGATTAACACCATTGCAAAAATGAATGATGATATTCTTAAAAGTTTTACAAATTTCCGGCCTATCTTTGATCCTAATCCTGATCAACCAAATCTCATCGCACAAGCTGTAAGATCTAATTATTTTAATAGTCTTCTGTCTGATACAGCTACCGCTGCTGCTGCTATAGTTGGTAACATTGGTGGTATCATAGCAGAACCTGTTTCATATTTTGCTGGGTCTATTGCTCGTTGGGATATGAAATCAGTACAGCGTGGCTGGATGGCTTATAGTGCTATCTTTGATACACAAAAGAAAGCATTGCCTTATGCCGGTCAGATGTTTACAAAAGCATCTCAAAACCCTAACTCTGTTGCCGGTCAAACTCGTATTGACCTTATCCTTAAAAACGAGGAGAAAATGGCTCAGTTTCGTTATATCGCTGAACAAGAGGCTGAACAAGGTAGGCATGGTTTTAAATTTCTTACTAAAGTTTACGAAGACCAAATGGGCATGGCGGCTGACCCCGTCTTCCGTTTGACTCCTAATTTGTTTACTGGGTTTGATGGTTGGGGAGGTGCTACTCTAGCTAATGCTAACGCACGTTTCCGTGCCATGGATGAGCTAGAACGACTCGGTGAAACAGTTACACCTGCTAGGATTAAAGAACTTGCCAATGCTGAGTACAACAGCATGTTTGGTGCTGACGGTCTTATTAAAGATAAAGTGGTTAAATATCAAAATGCTGATATTGCACTTAACCTTGACACTGGTCTTAGCAAACAAGTTGACGGACTACTCCGCACCTTACCTGGTCTAACTCCGTTCCTCACGTTCCCTACAACGATGATGAACATGATTAGGGTTGCAGATGATTATGCACCGCTGCCTTTACGTTCTTTCCAGAAAGATGTAAATGAATTGTCATTTACTTCTGTTAAAACTTTTATGGAAAATCCAGAGTCTATTGATCGGATTCTTTCTAGCCGTGGTCATAACATCGCTGAAATGGATGAGGTTGCTAAACTCAATAAACTGATTGACCTTAAAAACCGAACACTTGGACGTAAATACATAGGAAGTTTTCTTACTTCTTTGGCAATTGGTAGTGTTCTTAAGGACAAACTGTTTGGCGATGGTTTGTTTAGTATGACAGGTGATGGTTCTATAGATCGTCAACTTGACGCTGCGCGAAAGAAAAATAGTAATTTTAAACCGCGTTCAATTATTGTTCCTGACGGTACTAGGATTGAATATGATCAACTCCTTGGTCCTGGTCTGAGCAATTGGGTTGCTGCTGTGGCTAACGTAGCAGACAACTTTGACATGCTTGGTGAAGCTGCAACAGAAAATGCATTTGAAAAATTAGCATTTATTTTTGGTGCATCTCTTGGCGAACCAGGTGGTTTATCTGCTGCCCGTACTTTAACAGAAGTGCTGAGCGGTAACAAATATGCTGCTAACCGTTTTGCTGCTGGGCAGATCAATGCTCTTGGTCCTTTGGCAGGTATGCGAAATGGTATGGGTAGAACCCTTGACGGTGGTTTAAAAGATTTTAATAACAACCTATTTGAACAGATGGCAAACCGAAACCAAGTTATCGGTCTAGTCGATCAAACAAACCGTCTTCCTACTGTTATTAGTCCTATTAGTGGTGAAGCACCTAATAAGTATAGTATGCTACAACGTATCTACAACACTTATTCTCCTTTAAAAATCCATCCAGCTATGAGCAAGGAGGAGAAATTCTTGTATGATATTCAATATGATGTATCCTCTGCTTTTAAAAAACGTAGTGGTGTAGATCTGACAGCAGCTGAACGTAATGCGTTGAA